AAATGTATTATATATAATATATCTTTTACCCCTCCATAGATTCCTAAGACTAGAGTTTATTAAAAGATATGCTATACAGTACCGTATAATAATATATATAATATAAATATAAATGAAGATTATAATATAATACCACAAATATTATTTATTAATTAGTGACAAAATAAAGGGTTTTATTTTATGCAAAATTAAATTTGACAAGATATTAAAGACTGTGTTAATGTATCAGCAACAAAGAAAACAGAATATTTTATTTTAAGTTTTAGAGAATGTACCCGAACACCCGGAAATTTTCCGGGAATAAGCTTTACCTGGTGACATTCTCTTTTTTATTTACAAATTAACGTGCTAAAGTGAGGTGATAACATGAAAGATAATACAGTAAATGTACAAGACGTAGATATCTATTTAGATAATATTAATATATATGCTGATGAATATATAAATACTGTATTATGTATATCACCAGATAACGAAAACTATAAGAAAGAAGTATCAGATAGCTTTGTAGATATGATTTTTTATATTGCAGATCATATACAAAAGCCAAGTAATGACAATATAGAGCTATTAGATAAAATGTTTAATACTTATGTGAGATTATGTAGTAAATATCATGTATTACCAACTTTAGAAGTATTTAGCTTTTTAGTTGGGATTAATCGTACAACGTTTACTGATTGGATGAATGGAGTGTATAGAACAAACTCGTCACATGGTGACACGGCTAAAAAATGGTTTGATATTTGTAAAAACTGCGCAATCAATAGATTGCATAACCAGACCGGAACAAATGCGAATTTGATATTTGTTGCAAAAGCCGCATACGGCATGGCAGAAACTGCACCAGTGCAAGCCGCGCAGCAGTACGGCGTACCACAGCAGACCGCGCAGCAGATCGCAGAGAAGCACAAAGCCGCTTTACAGCTTCCAGAGATGGAAAAACCGGAATTGTAAAGCTCATAAGAACACAGAAGCAGTAAAAATGTACATGATGGACGGACAAAAGGCAGTAAACACATGGAATTATGCAATATGTACAGTAATAACGATTATAATTGTGCATGATGTATAGGATTTTAGAGGCATCTATATAAAAAACAAGTGTTTATCAAACAGACTGAATATTCTGACAATATAAGACGCTGGACGGTTCAGCAGGACGCCCCGGGAGGGGTATATATAAAAGCCATCCAGGGCGTAGTCAGTTGCCCGAGTTTCTGAGAAAACAAAAAAAGCCTCTTTCACCATAGAGAAGCAATACTTAACGGAGCATGATATGAGAAAATGGTTGAGTCAAGAAGAAAAACAGAATATTGGTACTGTCTGTTGCAATTGTGGCGCAACAGAAGATATTGAATATCATCATATTGTGCCGCTTTTATTAGGCGGTAATGATGTTAAGAGTAATATTGTTCCTTTATTATAAATGCCATAAAGCAGCTCATATGGGACAACACATTAACCATTACAGAAACAATAGCCGTGGCGGAAGACATTCAAAATCAAGTATTGAAAAGAATGCTCATGTATTCGATCAATACATCAATGGAGAAATCGGATGCAGAAAAGCACAACAATTACTTGGATATTCTAATAGAACAACAATAGTTGGGCTTCCAGTTTTTAAACGCTACATTCAGTCTATTGGGATTAAAAGTGTCAGAAATATTGTTGATGTAACAGCTACAAATAGTGTGGATGGGATTTCTGATGGCTCATATGTTGGTGAAATAATTTACCTAGACGGGAGAAAAGAAAACATCTACTACAAAGACACTGGCGCAAATGATATTGAGTATGTAAAACGCCAATGTTCATAGAAAAGGAGACAGAACATGGGAAAATCAGAAAGAAAAGAACCAATTCAATCCGAATCCATCCGCATCCGATTTTCCGAAAAACAGAAAAAAAGGCTCCTGGAAGAGAAGAACCGAACAGACAGGAGCGTATCGGATATTGTGAGACAGGCAGTTGATGAATATTTTGGGAGGAAAAGACGTGCTTAAATTTTTCTCAAAAAATAAAAAAGGCGTTTCCGAAACAAAACAAGCATATGAAAATGTCGGACAGGAATCCCCGGAAATTCGGAAACTGGTGAAGCCAATTCACGCAAAAGCAATATTAGCTGATGGAAGATTGTATGATACTCAAACTGCCACATATGTTTGTGAATATGGAAATCTTTCTTTGTTTGTTACAAAGAATGGCAGATGGTTTGGTGCAAAATCAAAATCTGAATTAGCTGGTTATAGTGTTGATGAAAACGGAGACAGAACCGCCGAGTACAGAGTGATGTATTATGGTTTGGAATGTATTGATAAAATTTTTGTGATGCAACATCTGTGGTATTACAACCATAAGCTTTACAAGAAATATTTCGGGGAGGTGGAAGAAGGATGAATTGTTTTTTATACATCATTGGGAATGATGTTCGTAAATGTGAAAAAGAAGAAGATATTCCAAGAGAAGCTATTAGAACACTTAAAGTACAAAACGGAGAATTATTTTCAAATGAAAACGGAGAATGGAAAAAGTTATTCATGCCGGATGCACCAAAAAGTGATAATAAGGATAGTTTTCCAGAATCTCCCATTGATGCAGCCTCTATGATTATCAATGCCACAGTAACTTGCGAACTACCAAATGAAGGTATTCCACTTTCCCCACTATTGGAGCAGAAAACATGGGAAATTCCAAAATACAACATTCTACAGTTGGAAGAGATTGCGAAACACCTTCTTCTCTACTGTGAAACTAAAAGAAAGGGGTACGAAGATGCCTTTAGTAAAAATCACAAACCCCAACCCCTATGATTGGCGTGGAACAAAATATTTTATTGATGGAAAAGAAGTTCCGAGAGTGAGATCAATAGATTTTCATGTAGCTGTAGATGAAATTCCGGTATTTGAATTTGAAATGGCGGCTGTTCCAGACATCGAAATGGAGTGTTTGACACAAATTAGTGTCACTTCTCAATCAATTACTGATGCAATTTCAGTTTTAAGGCACGAATTACTACAACATGGAGAAATTTACAATGGCTTCAAATCAAGCCTAAAATCGGCTTTAGAATCCTACAATTACTGCGGAATGCCATTTGAGCCAGAAGAAGAGATTGCAGAAAAAATTCTGGACTTTTTAATTGGGGAGGAAAAAGAAAATGAATGCACTTAATGTAATTGGAACAGCTGTAAATCTTGCATTTTTCGTTCTGGTTCTTGCTGGAACTTTAGCCATACTGGACGAAGAAGGAAAGACAAACGTAATACAGATTTTATTCTGCATTTGTTTAGAAATATGTTTTGCACTGAATATTTTCTTAATTTGCACGAGGTGACAAATGTATTTACCGATTCCAATTGGAATTATCCCGATCGAGTTAATCGAGAGGGTTAAATTCATAAAAGCACCGCTTCGGCTTAATCCATGTAGGCTCGGGAAAGCCTATGAAAGTGATAAGTCGAGGCATCCAGAGTAGCGAAAGCTCTTATTGATGAATACGCCAGGAATTATTAAATATTTGGAAAAGAAAATTCCCATCCTGGAAAAGAGTAATCGGTAAGAGCGGAAAATTTATATACTTGTTTAGCTTAATATCACGACTTCCCCGGTCTTAATGGTGCGCCGGGGTTGATGGGCTATCGCCAAACGGTTAAGGCATAGCACTTTGACTGCTATATTTGCTGGTTCGAATCCAGTTAGCCCAGTTTGCGGTTTTGTTAATTCCGCAAGTGTTCTTTTTGAAACACTTTTTACTCCGGTCTTCTAGCCCAACGGGGCTGATTAAAGGGGCTTCAAATGTCCCGGAAGACTTTCTGAAATCTAAAAGCGTTTCAGAAAGCCTTTGTTGCGGCTGGTGGTCAAGAACTGCAACAGTGCCGGATTGTTTGCCATGGCGGTCAAATAATTCGGTATCTTAGGAAGCTTAGTTCAGCGGTAAGAGCAACGGCCTCATAAGCCGTAAGTCCTGGGTTCGAATCCCAGAGCTTCCATTTCTTCTAAATGCCATTCATCCGTAATATGGGTGGAAAAAACTTCCAGTTGAGCGTGTGGATTAGGTAAATTTAGGTGCGATACGGCGTAGCTTAAATGGATCTGATTTCCCGGCTGGTATATCTCTGAGTTAAAAATATTAACGCAGCGCACGTTAATAAAAGGAGTTTTCAAGAGATACCGTCCAAAGACGCATAAAAATATCCAGTGAATCTACAGCACTAAAACTTGTAGATAGTGGAAAGCATAACACGATAAACCTATTGCTAACCCGGTTCTTCCGGGTTCCGGCAGGATAGAGAAGCGGAATCTCGCATGGCTCATATCCATGAAAACGGCGGTTCGAATCCGTCTCCTGCTATTTCATCTACCAAGTGTAGATAGGAAATCTGACTTTAGCATAGCTATTGTTGGTTTTTAGACGAGGTAGCTCAATTGGACAGAGCGATGAGAATATTAGTCATGTTTGTGACTATAATAGCAATTTACTCCATTACAAGGCATAGGTTGGTGGTTCGAATCCATCCCTCGTCACTGCCCCGGTTATCGGTTACGGAAAACCGACGGAACATGTCTGTGTTCTTTACTGCAAACAATTTTATAGGTTCAAATCCTGTCGGGGCAATTATGTGGTGCTTACAGCAATCATTTGGACATAACTGTTAATTATGAAAACCAAAAGCATCATGAAAATTTAGGGGACACTTACAGCAACTCACTTAAATAAAATCTAATTCGTATATTTTATATTTTTCGTGTCCTGAAAGGAGAAGAAACATGGATTTTGCAAATGCAATGAAAGAAGAAAGCAAGTTTACAAGAACCGAAAACGGAGCAGTTGCGCTGAATACTACAAGCGATGCAAGACTTGACCTGTTCGGAACTATTGGTGCATTGAGAGAAGCTGATGAAAATAGAATCACCACTTTATTCTCAGAAGCATTTGCACAGGATAAACTCTTTGCCACAAAGATTGCTTTTTATGCAAGAGATATTCGTTGTGGGCTTGGAGAGAGAAAAACTTTTCGAACCATTATCCGTTATATGGCTGAACACCATCCAGAAGCACTTAGACCAAACCTCGATTTAATTGGAGTGTTCGGAAGATATGATGACATCTATGAACTGATTGGAACACCATTGGAAGATGATATGTGGAAAACCATGAAAAATCAGTTCGAGGAAGATTTGAAGAATCTTAATGAAGGGAAAGCAATTTCTTTGCTTGCTAAATGGATTAAGACTGCTGATGCAAGTAGCAGAGAAACTAGGAAGTTAGGAATCTTGACTGCACAGAAGTTGGGTTATCCAGTCTACAACTTTAAGAGAATTGTTCGTAGCATGAGAAAACAGATCGGTGTTGTTGAAAGCCTTATGTCTGCTGGTAAATGGAATGAGATTAAATATTCAGAAGTTCCGAGCCGTGCAATGATGATTTATCGCAAGACCTTTGCAAAACATGATCCAGATGGATTTAATGATTTTATTAATAAGGCTGATAAAGGAGAAGTTAAAATCAACGCTTCAACTTTGTATCCTTATGACATCGTGGAAAAAATCCTTTACGGACGAGAGAACAATAAAGTTCTTGAAGCACAATGGAAAGCACTTCCAGATTATATTGAACAGGGAACAAATGCTTTGATTATGGCTGATGTGTCTGGTTCAATGTATGGAAGACCAATGGCAACATCAATCGGATTGGCAATATACTTTGCCGAAAGAAATGTTGGGGCATACCACAATTTGTTTATGACATTTTCGAGCAATCCAGAAACAGTTGTTTTAAAGGGTGAAACCCTTTCACAGAAAATCAATAATGCTAAAAGGGCTGACTGGGGCAATAGTACAGACCTTAAAGCTGCATTTGAAAAGGTGCTTGATATAGCAGAAAAAAATAATATTTCACAGGAAGAAATGCCGAAAGCTATTGTCGTAATTTCTGATATGGAAATTGATTATTGTGGAAATCGAAATTGGTCGTTTTATGATAAAATGGCAAACAAGTTCCATAAAGCCGGATACGTTATTCCAAACATTATTTTCTGGAATGTTAAAAGAAGACATGACGTATTTCATGCGGATTCAAAAAGAAAAGGCGTTCAACTTGCAAGTGGTCAGTCGGTAACAGTTTTCAAACAAATCTTACAGAATCTTGGATACAATCCAATTGAAGCTATGGAGAACACGATCAATTCGGAAAGATACAATTGTATTACTGTCGAATGAAACAAAAGTAAAAACCATCTCAGTTCCTTTGAAAAGAACTGTCCGTGACAGGCGGCAATATGAAACATAGCTTAGTGGTAGAGCAATGATACTCAATATCATGTGACACAGGTTCGATTCCTGTTGTTTCTATCTGGCAAATTGCCATTGCCAGAAGTTGCATTTTCCCCCTTAAAGTTCCAGTGTTTCTCGTTGGGAGATTCATGCCGTTCAAGTCGGCGCACTGGATTTTTTTAACAAGAGGTGTTTATGGAAGAAAAATGTTGTAAGAATTGTAGAAAACATGATGACTTCACATGGGTTTGCTTCAATGGTGATAGCAAATATTGCGCAGACTTTAGATGCATGTATGATAGTTGTGAATGTTGGGAGGAGAACAAGCATGAGTGATTTGTCTGAACTTATAAATAGAGGTGGTTTAATCGATGATTTTAAGATAGAAAAATCCAAAGATGAACCACCTACACAACCAATAAAGTTAGCTGATTGGCTGATTGACAGAGAATTGAAAGATGGAATTCGTCTGTATGGGAAAAATGATCTTAGAAAAATTGCAAATTACTTATTGAATTACTGTGGTGATGAAAATGATTGAAGTATGCGGTAAAGAAATAAAAGACGAATGTTCCAACTGTGGAAATATCCTTGAATGCGAATTGTTCCGCCAAGGACATGGCATAAAACAGGAACGTGAAAACATAGCTAAAATGATCGCCTGTCAGATGAAGCATAGGGAGGAAAGAGAGAAATGATTAAAAAACTTTCTAATTTTTGGCTCAAAAGAAAAACGGACAATCTTACAAAAATTCCTTTATTCATTATGATGTTCAATTGGAGAAAGTTTCAGAAAGACGGGAAAGAGGGAAGCTGCTTACTATATGCGCTTCACCCAGATATTGCAAAGGACACATTTTTGAGAGAAAAACTGCAAGAGTGTGTGGATTATATCCGTGACAACTACGATATGGAAACATTTACTAAGATTTGAGGAGAATGCCATGAGAATTGAAGATTTAAAGAATTGGACTGTAGATCAGCTAAAAAATGAAGTTGTTCTTTTATCTGATGAATGCGAGAAGAAACAGCATATAATCCTGGACTATAAAGCTTTATCGGAGACACTTAACCAAAAGCTTCTTGAAAATGATAACTGGAAGCTTCCAACTGATGAAGTTGAAAATGTAGATACTGGTCATCCATCTATAGAATGGTATGAACAACGCCACCAGGATGACTGCATCAGAATTAACGAGTTAACTGTTACTGTTGACAAATTGGTTGACCGATACGCTAATTTAAGGAAAAACAAAGGAATGTGCTGATATGGGTGAAAAGGAGGAATTAAAGCATTTCTTTACAAGCAATGGTGAAGCGATTGAAGAAACACCAGAGATTTCAATTTCGGATGGTGCTTTTGTTATCGAAGGCGGTATTCTTCACAGAAATGAGGACGGTACACTTTGTAGCATAGGCAAGCCGTTAAGTATTGAACTTGAATGTAAATTAAGTAATGAACTATTTTGGACACTAGTTGCCCCAAATCGAATAAACCAGAATAATTTCCGAAAAAAGCATGGCATTCCGAAACGGAGGAAAATTAATGGATCAAGAAAAAACAAAAGGTTGTCCAGAATGGAAGACACAAGTACAACAGGCACCTGCCAAAGAAATTGTTGACTTTGCAAAAGCACATCCATGCGATTATATGAGAAAATGCTTAGAGCAATATCCGTATTGGGGAAACCAAGACAATGGTTTTAATAGGAAGAAATTTAAGGAGATTTTTAATGAGCATTAAGTCAGCATTAGAATCCGAAGGGATAGATTTTTCTGAATACATGAACCCACCCGAGCCGTGGAATGGACAGGCATTATTGAGGAATATCAATGGAGTGAAATACGCCTGTTGCCCTTTTTGCCAGAAGAAAGCACTTTTGATTAGCCCAAACACAAAGATTCAGCATCTTAAATTAAAATGCAAGGGAAGCAACTGTAAGAAAGAATTTGAGGTGAATGTATGAAGAAATACAAAAATATCCCAATAACAATTTTACAAACAGGTGAAACTGTAGCAGCTTCAATTGAGGTCTGCGTAGAGGATGGAAGAGAGGTTGCTTACTTCTGCGCTAATGTACTTGGACGATATGATTATGAGGAAACATTTATGGTGCAAATAAAAGGCAGAGAATTTCCGTTCATTATAAGACATTTAAGCGGTTTTACAGATACGTTTCCAGTTCGCATGGAAATGTATGCGAAACAAGTAGGAACATACACTATTGGAAAATGGGAAAAGATATTGAGAGGTATTTTGAATGAAAATAAGTCTTAAACGAATTAAATGCATTCTGACAGGTGGTTGCAGGTTCAAAAGTTCAGATACAGAATCAAAATGTGACGATAAGGAAAAGACTTGCACTATTACAGAAACTTGCTACAAATGTGGGAAGAAGTACACTGCCGTATTCACTTACAAACAGTTAGGGATTACAGATTGAGGTGAATGTATGATATGGAGCGAAGAAATATCCTTTGATGGATTCCAGAAGAAGATTGATGAGTGGTACAAGGATAAAGACTTTGAACTGTGCGACCCACCTATCAGTGCTCAGTTTGCTTTAGACTTGATCTTCAAGACATTAGTAGATGATAGAGAAGATTATCCATATCTCACAACTATGTCAGAAAACGTAGAACAGACAAATAGCATTATGCTCGATTTAATTCTTCGTAAATACAGTCGCAAATACAGAAAATACTTGAAATCAAAAAGAAAGATGGTGAGCAAATGAACAAAATCAGAAAAATATGTTGGATAATTGCGAATTTCATAATATTCAAATGGGTAGCAGATTATTTAATAGCCACAATTCAAATGATGATTGAAAATCATTGGGGATTTTCTGCAGTACCATTACTGTTTATGGCAGTATTCGCAGAATGGAAAGTAATTGAAAATATTTTTACGGAATTAAGAAGATGATTTTATCAAGAAAGGATATGTATGACAAAACAAGAAGCCGTAGTAATTGAAACCTATACATGAATTTGTATGCTTACAGGGGATGACCGAAGACTTGCATACGAATATGCGGAAAAGCTTTTAGGTCATCCGATATATACGCATGAATTTCCAAAGTATGCTGATAAGTTGAAAGAACTTAGTAAGCCAGATTTTATTGAAATTTGCAGAAAGTTAAGTGATTAAATGGTATGGTGCAAATTAAGGAACATTCCGTGTATACATCCAGAACCAGATGGATTAGAAAATTGTATATATTGTGAAAAATATAGTTTTGAAAAATATTTAGAATACAAAAAAACAAAAAGAAAAGTCAAGAGAGCCAGAAAGGAGCGCCATTATGAGTGACTTGAAGATATTTACAGAAAACATTGAACCAGAAGCATTAAATCAGATTTATACATTGATAAAGCAGCCTGCATTTTCTGAATGCAAAGTACGAATCATGCCAGATGTTCACGCAGGAGCAGGATGTGTAATTGGTTTTACTGCTGATCTCGGAGATAAAGTAATTCCGAACATTGTTGGCGTAGACATTGGATGTGGAATGCTTACAACACAAATTCCTGCTGACGTGGGAACAATAGATTTTAAAATTCTCGACGAAGTAATAAGAAACAATGTTCCGGCAGGAAGAAATGTACGTGACGAAATCATAAATTTTGAAGAATTAGAAGAACTTCATTGTTTTTCTCGACTCAAAAATATTGAATGGATTCGCAGGAGCCTTGGTACGCTTGGGGGTGGAAATCATTTTATTGAAGTTGACACTAATTCAAAAGGTGCAAAATACCTTGTAATTCATACTGGAAGTCGCAACCTTGGGAAGCAAGTAGCTGAAATATATCAAAAAATTGCCATAGAAGATATGCAGGGCACAGATAAACTTGAAACTGAAATACAGAAATTAATAAAAGAATACAAGTGCTCTGGCAGGCACAAGGAAATTCAAAATGGTATTGACGAATTAAAACGAAAATGGAAGCCAGACAAACTTGGCATTCCGAAAGAATTGTGCTACTTGACAGGAGAACACAGAAAACAATATCTGCATGATATGAAAATCTGTCAAGAATTTGCAAGAATAAACAGAAGATGTATACAGTCGGCTATATTCTACAGCATGAATTGGACACTTCAAAGAGATACATGGTTTGACACAATTCATAATTATATTGACCACGATACAAATATTGTTCGGAAAGGTGCGATATCAGCTAAGTATGGTGAAAAAGTTCTTATCCCCATGAATATGCGAGACGGATGCATTATTGCAGTCGGGAAAGGAAACGATGATTGGAACTGTTCAGCCCCTCATGGCGCAGGACGTATTATGAGCCGGTCAAAAGCAAAAGAAAACATTTCGTTAGAAGAATTTAAGGAGTCTATGGATGGAATATATACAACATCCGTTCAGAAATCTACAATTGATGAAAGCCCTATGGCCTACAAACCACCGCAAGAAATTATTGATAACATCAAAGATACTGTAGAAATAGTTGATATTATCAAACCTATATATAACTTTAAAGCAAGTGAATAAGCAGTCAAGAGAGCCATATGAGAGCCAGACTAAATCCTAAAAAAGAAAGGAGGTCTGGCTCTATTTTTATGGGAAAAATTACAGAAGGTTCGCTTGAATGGTATCGGACAGTCCTAAATCAGATTATCAGTAGCGACATGACAATCTATCAGAATCAAAAAGATTGCCTTGATTTGCTCTTAAATATGAATATTGACCTTCCTTTCGACAAGAACCAAGAAGCACGGAAAATGGCTATGAAAGTAAGTCAATACTCACATAACATAGCAGAGAAGTGTGCTGCATTAACTGGTAGTGGTGACTTTGATGATATCTACTGGCAGTATTTGTTACTGGAAGCGCCACATTTATTTGAAAGTTACTTGCTTTATATGGAGAAAAATAGACCGGACAGCAAGAAATTTTATATTCCACGAAAAAAAACACTACATGTAGTAGCCAAAGACCTACAAGATTTGGAAGAAAGAAAAATAGAGTTTTACGGTTTATCACTTCCAAGCCGTGTTGGAAAATCTACTATGTGTATTTTCTTTATGTCATGGATAATGGGGAAAAGACCGAATAGTCATAGTGCTATGGGCGGTCATTCTGGAAAACTGGCAAAAGGATTTTACGGAGAACTTCTTAATCTCATTAATACACAGGAATACAACTACAGTGAAATTTTCCCGCAATCGAAACTTCAAAAACAGAGTGCTGATGATTTTGAAATAAACCTGGACAAGCCAGACCGATTTGCAACAATGACTTGCCGTGGTATTGAAGGTACTTGGACAGGTGCCGTTGACATTTCTTCCGATGGGTATTTGTACGTGGATGACCTTGTAAGAGATAGGCAACATTCATTAAGCCCTACCCGATTGGAAAATACATATCAAGAATATCTGAACAAGATGGTTGACCGTAAGATTGATGGTGCAAGAGAACTTATGGTTGGAACCAGATGGAATTTATATGACCCTCTTGGAAAAATTGAGAAGCTAAATCGGGATAATCCAATGTATCGGTTTAGAAAAATTCCAGCTTTGAACGATGATGGTAAATCGAATTTTGATTATGAGTATGGCGTTGGATTTTCAACAAAATATTATGTCGATATGAAAGCCAGGTTAGACGCTAACGAATGGGAAGCCAAATATCAGCAAAAGCCCTTCTTGCGTGAAGGAATTGTGTTTGCAGCTGACGAATTAAGATATTATAACGGCGTTCTCCCAGAAGGTGGATTTGTTAAAAATGTTTCTGCTTGCGATGTTGCGTGGGGTGGTGGCGATAGCTTATCAATGCCAGTGGGTGCAGAATACGAAAATGGAGATGTATATATTTATGATTGGATTTTTAGCACAGCACCAAAAGAAGGAACATTGCCATTAGTTGTTGGAAGAATCATGGGAAATAATATTCAATCCATCAATTTTGAAGCAAATAATGGTGGAGATATGTATGCCTATTATGTAAATGAACGCTTGAAAGAACATAAATACGCTTGCAGCACGACAAGTACAAAAGCACCTTCAAAACAAGCAAAAAAAGAAAAAATAAATCAATATTCCGGGGATGTTAAGCAAAATTTTATATTTTTGGCTCCGAAATATCAAGATAAACAGTATCAAAAGGCTATGGATGAATTAACTACATTCGTCTATATTGGCGATAATGAACATGATGACGCCGCCGATGGAGTTACACAGCTTGCAATAACGCTTGCCGGCAAAAGATTTGCAGAAGTAAAAGCAACCAAAAATTTTATGTGGGGAAGGAGATAGAGTATGATGACTACAGCTCAATATTTACGCCAGATTGAAAATTATGATAACAGAATCAAAAACAAGCTTATCGAAGAAGAACAGCTCAGTTCTCTTTCCACAAGTGTATCTGCAATTCCTGTTGGAGAAAAGGTACAAACTTCTGTAAAACGTGATCCGATGGGAGATATGGTTGCAAAGATATTTGATCTGCGAGAAGAGATTTCAAAAATGATATCCGAATTTTTACAAAAAAAACAGGAAATAGTCCGAACCATAGAACAGGTTGAAGACCCGTTGCTATACGACATACTATTTAAGCATTATGTTGAGTACAAATCTTTGGTTCGCATTGCAGACGAGATGGGTTATTCAGAGATTCACATTAAAAAAAAGCATTTAAAAGCCATAGCAGAAATAAAAAAAATAAAAGGTTTCGAAAGATGATACCGAAGTATACTGAAAGATACTTTTAATATGTGTAGAATATAAAGTAGAGCATTGGATTAAAACATCCAGTGCTTTTTATTTTGTAGAAAGGATGGTTCGGCTCGTGAGAAATACAATGAATTTTGTAGATTTATGCCGAGGAGAATTCGGTAGAAAAGTAGCCTATACAGGCGTTGACCGAATCACTCCACAAAATGTAGTAAAAGTAGTATCAGATACAATTGGCATACATAATAGAAACCGAACATTAATTGATTACTTGTATCGGTACATGAAAGGCGATCAGCCGATATTATACCGAAACAAAATAGTCCGTCCAGAAGTTAATAACAGAGTGGTTGAAAATCACGCATTTGAAACTGTGAAGTTTAAAGCTGGACAGATTTGTGGAGAGCCAATCCAGTATGTATGCAAAAAGAAAAATGCAGATAAAAAAATAAATGAGCAAGTTGACCTTCTAAATGATTATCTGGATGAAGCCAATGCAGATGCAAGAAACATCCAAAGGGCAATATACCAGAGTGCAACAGGAACTTCCTATAAGGCTATTCTGAAAGAAGAGGACTGGACAAAAAACGGAGATTTACCACCGTTTAGAATCTTCATTCCATATCCTGGTGATTGTTACATTGTATATTCGCAGAGGAACGGAAAACCAATGCTGTCCGTTCAGATTTTGAAGGATGAAGATGAGCAACAATACTACTTATGTTATTCAAAGAACCAGTTTTTCAAAATCACGAATGGAAAAGTAACCGAATATGGCATCAACGGTTTTGGTGGGATTCCTATTGTTGAATGCCCGAATAATCATGACAGGCTTTCGGACGTTGAAATTGCAATCACATTATTTGATGCAATTAACAAATACCAGTCTGACAGATTAAATGGCGTTGAACAGTTTGTGCAAGCCTTTATGAAGTTCAAGAACTGCGAGGTAGATGAAAACGAGTTTTTGAAAATGGTAAAACTTGGTGCTATCTCTGTTAAAGATACCGGAAATGGCTGTCAGTCGGATGTTGAACTGATGACCGCTGAATTGAATCAATCAGAGAGCCAGGTTGCAAAGGATGATATCTACAATAACATGCTGATTGTGGAAGCAATGCCAAACCGACAAAGCAATAGCGGAGGGGATACAGGAAATGCTGTATACCTTCGTAATGGATGGGACTTCGCAGAAAGAGATGCAAAATTGGTAGAAGCATTCACCAAGGAAGCTGAAAAGGAATCTGCTAGAATTATTCTGAATATTATCCGTGGTACATCAAATGATGTTAATATCTCAACCCGAGATTTTGATGTAAAGATAACCAGAAACCCAACAGACAATATGCTTGTAAAAGCACAGGCACTTGATTATCTGTTTAAAAATAAAATTCATCCGCTTATTGCATTGATTACTTGTGGGCTTTTCAGTGATCCGCAGAAAGTCTACGAAATGAGTTTACCGTATCTGGGAACTATTTACCCGGAACTGGCAGACCCGGAAGCGGAAATGCAGAAAGCACAGCAATTACTTGACGGAAAGTTTCAAAATCCGTCCAAAACAGAACCAATGGCAAATTCTCCATCTAACGAAGAATGAACCAAATTTCGATTATTTAAGGAGTTTTAGAGAAATCTAAGGCTTCTTTTTTAATACCCAAAATCAAATAAATTGCAACAGCCCGTGAGCGTAAATCGGGTACAGACCATGTGCGGAGCGAACCGTGTTGAAAAAGCGTATTGGACTGGAAGAAAGGAGATTTCAATGACAAGAGAACAGGCAAAACAGGCACTTATCGGTATGGGAGTTGCAGAACCTTCCGAGGAACAGGTTTCTAAGCTTCTTGATTCTATTTCTGCTGAAACTAAGAAAGAGAAAGACAAAAATGTTTCTCTGAAGGAAAAAGCTGAAAAAGCAGATTCCCTGGAAAAAGAGTTGGAAGAGTTGAAAAAGCAGAACATGACCGAAGCAGAACGGCTAGAAGCTGAACGCAAGAAAGAAAAGGAAGCAGTGGATAAGGAGTTAGCTGATTTGAAAGCTGCGCTTGCAGAATCCAACAAAAAAGCCCTTACCAGTGAAATTACTTCTATGTTCGCAAATGCAGGACTTTCAACCGAAACATACGCGAGTGCTATTAAAGCATACGCATCTGCACCGTATGAGAAACCAGAAGATGCAATGAAAGAAGTCGAAACTTTTGTTAAGGGAGTTTCCGAAGCAAATAAAACAGCACTTGATAACGCAAAAGCAGCTTGGGAGAAAGAAGCATTGGAAAATACTCCTAATCCAGGAGGCGGTAGTGGTAGCAAACAGGAAAAAACTAGTAAAGCGTCTGAGTACGCTAAACAGTATTCAGCACGTATGAACCCAGAAGTAAAACCGGCTGATGATAATGCACCAGCTAATTTCTAAGAAAAGGAGATTTTAAAACATGGCTTTCATGAAAATTAAGCAGTACGAATCTACCCCGAATATCCTTGAATCTGAGGTAGGACTTGTACTCAAAACCTACACAGCAGATCAAACAAATGCAGTTGCAGTTAATGACAGAAAAATTATTAAGGCAGGTTCCGTATACCCAACAAACGCAACCGGCGCAAAAGGTCTTGTGTTTGAAGATGTGGATATGACAGACGATGAGAAGCGTCCAATTTCCGTTATTGTTGCCGGACGTGTCCTAGAAGACCGACTTCCCGCAACTGTTGACACAACTGCAAAAACTGAATTACAGGCACTTGGAATTGTGTTTGTAGAAGAAACCGAAGTTGTATTTTAAGGAGGATAATAAGCAATGGCATACAATGTATTAGAAGCAATCAGCGAGGAAGAAAGACTTAATTTCTCCCAGAATTTCTCTGTTAAAAGACCTGGAATCCTTGATACCATTTTCCCGGATGTAAAAACAGATTACTGGAAGGCTGAATACTACAGACTTATGAGCGGACAGCGGCTTCCGGAAATCGCATTTGTACATGCCCTTGACACCGAAGCAGAAATCGGTTCCAGACCTGGTTTTGAAAAGGTGTTGACCGAGAAACTTCTCATTAAAAGGAAGCTCAATCAGTCCGAGAGCTTACAACAGGCTATCGAGAACGGTGTACCAGATAATGAGGAACTTACAGACTTTGTATTCGATGACGCGACAAACCTTTTTGAGGCCGTCCTTGCCAGAACCAAAGTTATGAAAGGACAGGCACTGTCTACTGGAAAACTTGTTATCAAAGAAAACAAAGTGGACATGACTATTGATTTTGGAGTTCCGTCTGAATTAAAAATTACCATTACAGACTGGTCTAAACCAGATTCTGATATTATGGGTGATATTCAGAAAATGGTTCAGCTTGCAGAAGATGGCGGCTATGTTGTCAATAAGGCAATTACCTCTCTTAAAATGATTAACAACATGAGAAACAACACCGGAATGCAGACCGCAGTTCTTGGAGCTGCAAATAAACGTCTTCTGACGAAACAGGAGCTTGCGAACCTTCTCATGCAGGAGTACGGAATTACAATTGATCGCTGTGACGAAAAATTCCGTTACAGAAGCAAAGGCATTGTTAAAACAGGTAGATATTTCAAAGAAGATGTATTTACCCTGTATGAATCTAACCAGGATGGTTCTTTTGGTACTGGACTTTGGGGCGCAACACCAGAGGAAAAAGAGTACCGTCAGTTCATTCAGCAACAAAACCGTTCCTTTATTACCATGTCCATGTGGGCTACGCCAGATCCAGTTGCAGTATGGACGAAAGCTTCTGGAATGTTCATCCCGGTTGTACCGAAAGCAAACGGCGGTATCGTGATCGGTACCAAAACGGGGGAATAACCGGGCATAGTCTCGATGAAAACAGCCAGTCACCATCTGTAGCAAGTGTGAATGATACATCAACACACAAGTATACAGAAAACGAGTTGTCTAATATGACTGTATCTCAGTTAAGACAACTTGCAAGTGACAACGGCTATGCCCTGACAGCAACGAATAAGGCTGGAATAATATCAGAGATTTTATCTCAGCAAAGGTAGGTGATTAAATGGACGAACAGCTTATAGAGGACTTGACAAATTATCTTGAAGATGATACAGAAACTGCGAGGATGATTCCTCTTTCGGCAAAGAGGGCTATTCGTTCATTTAAGAAGAAAAGGAATTATCCTTCATCTTACAGTGATGAGAAAATAAATTCCGATATGGAAAACTGCTATGATTGCATATTTGATTTGGCTCTTTTCTTTCTGGTGAAACAGGGAGCTGAATTCCAAGGATCACATTCCGAATCTTCTGTAAACAGAAATTGGACTTCCGAAACTGAAATATATGTAAATCATGGTGTTTTTCCATTTATCGGATTCTAAGATGGTGTGTGCGTGATACGTCAATCCTCCCACGTATCGCAGGGGGTGCTTCAAATTAGGTGGGTAGAAGCAATATCTAAAAAATGGGAGTGATGGAAAGGAATAGCGATGGGATGTGAACACGAGTGTATCAACGAACACCGCTTGAAAGAATTGGAAAGTGTCGTCCATGAGATGAAAGAAAAGCATTCCAAAAGGGATGAAGGCTTTTTTAATCGTATCAATGCGCTGGAACAGAAAATTGCTTTATATAACAATGACCTGGGACACATTAAGGATACAGTTGACGAAATGAACGACAATTTAAAATCACTCATGGAAAAGCCAGGAAAGTTACAGGACAAAATAATTGCTTATGTCATAACTGGCATAATTGGTATTGTTTTAGGCTTTGCCCTAAAAGGCATTTTCCCGGTGTAAATATTGATTCCACTACAGGGAGGACAGTGGAATGGATGATTATAAAGACTTTTCAGAAGATGAAAGAATCTTCTATTTGCGTGAAGCTGGATTTGATTCCAGAGAAAAAGAGTTATTCCGATTGCGTGTCTATGAAGAAAAAACGCTTGCAGAAGCTTCAGAAATCATGGGCTACAGCCCAAGAACCGTAGACCGCATAAACAGAAAATTAAAGAAGAAAATTATGAAAGTTGCCCCGATGTATTGTCGGGGCTTTTCTTTGTATTCATAGAAAATGGCGTATTTATGGCGTTATCATGGCGTGTTAATTAACCTCTTATTATTGTAAAATATAGTTATAAAAACAAGGGAGGTTTGAGATATGCAGTATGGTAATCCGTATTTTGCACAACCATTTCAACAAATACAACCGTATCAAGATAGATTAGCTCAATTGCAAAATAGCTATCAACAGGCAATGCCATACGGACAGACACAAATTCAGCAACCAATGCCGCAAGTACCACAAATCCCCATGTTACAAGGACAGATGGTCGATGGGATTGATACTGTAAAGGCAAAAGATGTAGATATGTCTGGAAACCCTGTTTATTATCCAAAAACAGATGGAACAGAAATATATAGAAAACAATTACAGGCAGATGGAAGAAGTAGAATTTTTGTTTACCGACTTATAAATCCGGAAGAACAACAGCAACCAAAGGCAGAAGAAAAACCGATTGACATAGAAGCTATGTTTAATCAGCTTCGGAACGATGTTTGTTCTGAGATTTCTGAAATAAAGAGTATGTTCCCGACACAAATGCCGGGAACACCGGAACCCAAGCAGAATGGAGGTAAACAGAGATGATGAATCCAATGCAACTTATGCAGATGATACGTGGTGGAGGAAATCCTCAACAAGCCATAATCAATATGATGAAACGACAGACAGGGAATAATCCTGTAATTGACAACGCAATTAATATGATGGAAAAAGGTGATAATGCAGGAATTGAAAAGCTTGCAAGAAATCTTTGCCAAGAAAAAGGGATTAATCCTGATGATATGTTATCGCAGGTTAAGAATCAGTTTGGAATAAAATAAATTCGCTACAATAATTAAAAGAGCCGCGGTCTTTTGATTTTGTATAAATTACAAAAATCAATAAGGAGGTAATCGCTATGATGAATGGTGGATTATCAGCAAGCGATGTCGCTGTATTAAGCGGCTCTAATAACCGTGCCGATGAAGGCTATGGCTTTGGCGGTGGCTGGGCATGGTGGATTATTATATTGCTTATCTTCGGCTGGGGCGGTTTCGGCGGCTTTGGCGGCTGGGGTGGCAATGGTGGAAACGGTACAAATGGTGCAGGTTTCCAAGGATGGGCTACACGTTCAGATATTAGTGAGAGTTTCGCTCTTAACGATATTCAAAACGGTATCAGAGGTATTCAGCAGGGTATTTGCGATAGCACATATGCGCTTAACAATACCATGCAGAGCGGTTTCAACGGCGTGAACGTTGGAATGCTTCAAGGCTTCAACGGCGTTCAGCAGGCAATCAATGCTGATACTGTAGCCGGTATGCAGAATACCAATGCATTACAGTCTCAGTTAGCAAACTGTTGCTGTGAAACAAGAGAAGCTATACAGGGTATCAACTACAACCTTGCTACCAACACTTGTGCCCTCCAGAACACAATGAACAACAACACCAGAGATCTTCTGGAAAACCAGAACAGCAACACAAGAGCAATCCTTGACTTCCTGACTAACGATAAGATTGCAACATTACAGGCAGAGAATTCTGATCTGAAACGTGCTGCTTCCCAGGATCGCCAGTCTGCATTGCTTACAACTGCAATGGCTTCTCAGACACAGCAGTTAATCAATGCAATCAATCCTGCTCCGATTCCTGCATTCCAGGTTCCTGCTCCATATGCATACGCAGGATGCAATACATATGGTAATGGTTGTTGCTAAGTAACTCACCCTTAGAGGTTGACTAAGTTCTAAGAGGTGGGTTGCGGCTCACCTCTTATTGATTGAGAGGTAAAAAATATGGCATGTAAGAATGTTTGTAAGCTTTGCAATCACCTTGTGCTGTCTACTGCAATTGCATTCACAGGTGGAAATCTTGTGGTTACTATCCCGGAAGGAAGCTACAACAATGGAGAAAAATACTGCATTGTTTTAGCACAGTCTATTCCAAATGCAACCACAATTACTGCCCCAGTTATGATTCAGATAGGAACAGGAACAACATTGTATCCGCTAGAGAATCGTTGCTGCGCACAGGTAACAGCATGTGGTGTTAGAACAAGAACAAAATACGCAACCAGAGTTGTAACAAGTGCTACTGGTGGAGCGTTCAAAATGTTAGGAAATCCGGCATGTAGTCCGAATAACAATCTGACTGCAATCAATGGTACAGCCCCAACAGCAGATACACCTGTTACGCAGGCTGTTAGAAAGGGGGCACTGTAATGCATAAAGTTGCAATGGAAATGGGAAAATGGGCTATGGAAAAAGCCAAAACACATGGATTTGATAATCTCAGTGCTCAAGATTGGGACGATCTGAAAGACTGCATGGAATCCGTAAAGTGCGCGATTTGTGCAGATAAAGATTACAGAATCGTAGAAGCTATGGACGAATGCGAACAGGAAGAAAAGTATCTTGGACACATGGGCTATGACCGTTACCGCTATTCAAATGGGCGTTTCGCTCCAAAAGGTAGGGGAACCAGAAAAGGCTATAGACCGTATCTGTATATGCAGGATGATGACTGGATGGATGAGTATTTAAACAATCCAGAATTTGAGCGCAATATGTACCGCATGGGATATCATCCAGATCGTAGTGATATGGAAAATGATGGTATGAATATGAATTGGAAGAAGTCCAGATACGGAGAATCTTATGATAAATACGATGAGAATCGTAGACACTATCATGATTCTAAGGATTCTGAATCCAAGAAAAAAATGGATGATTCCATGAAAGAATACACATCAGATATTATTCGTAACCTTACGGAAATGTGGTCGGATGCAGATGCAACGCTCAGACAGCAGATGAAAACTGACCTGACCAGACTTGTACAGCAGATGAACTAGAGCAATAAATGAATTAAGTCCTTGTCGCAAATTAATGCGGCAGGGGCTTTTTTCGTAGAAAGGATGGTGAGAAACCATGCTGAAACAATTCTATATGAACGGGGACTTATGGAGAGTTCACTTTGTTTCTCCCCATGATAATGTTTTGATTGACCGTACAGGGCAGAGGACACTTGCTGTATCTGATTATTCCACAATGATAATTTCAATTGCAAATAATCTGCATGGAGAGCTTCTGAACCGTGTGTTTGTCCATGAGTTAGGGCATTGCGTGATGTTCAGCTACGGCCTATTACCAGAACTTCACCGCATGGTCAAGAAACGATATTGGGTGGATGCAGAGGAATTTGTATGCAATATTCTAGCAGACTACGGACAGCTTGTTATTGGCACAGCCAGAGATATTTTGGGAAACCAATTCACATATGTTTCTCCTGTTGGAATGGAAAGGATGATTGCATGAGAGTATTAAGATTTATTGTAAATAATCAAAGAATTTATCCAGATCCCAAGTGTGATTTCTCTGGACTGGTAAAGGGCACGACTGGATATCTTAAAGCATTGTTTATCTTTTCTCCAGAGTGGAACGGATGTAAAATAGCTGCTTCATTTTGGAGAATGGAAAAAGAATACCCAGTAATACTGAAAAACAATCAATGTGAAATTCCGTCGGAAGCCCTTACTTGGGATTATTTTTCTGTATCTGTCACCGGAGTGAAAGATAACGGAAAATACATTATAACTACTGGTAAAACCAAAGTATCACAAAGGGGGTAGAACATGGCAACAGCACTTGATTTACTTATGAGCACAAAAGAAGATGTTAATTTGCTTTCTGAAGAATCCGATATATGCACAATTGATGCTAAGACAAGGGCTATTTTCGTGCCCTCTACAATCGTAGTTGGTGGGGTACAATCTGACAAGAATGCAGAACGTATTAAATTTTCATGTCCCAAAATTGTAGGAGATAATCTTGATTTATCCAAATTTTCAGTCAGAATTAACTTTGAAAACGTAAGCAGTGTGGATTTTAATGTTTCTATCAAAGACCAATACATTTGTGATGATGTAGCTGTAGATGGCGAAAATGTAACTTTTTCTTGGTTGATTGGAAGAAATGCAGCAAGGTATATGGGAACGGTACGTTTTATTGTTTGCGCTGTTAAAACGGATTCCGATTCAAATATTAGTGTTGAATGGAATACCGCAATAGCGGAAGTACCAGTGCTAGAGGGTATCGAGATTGATCAACCACAGATAGGACAGGAAGAAAAAGATGTTATAAATCAGCTTTTGGAGCTTACTAAAAACACATCTGCGGAAGCTGTTCAAAATGTAAATTCCGCAAAAGAACAAGCTATTAAGGACATCCAGAGTGTATCACAGCCAGACACTACATTGACTATAGAAGGTGGGCTTGCAGAAGCAAAAGCAACGGGAGAAGCTATTGCTTCGCTGAAGGAAGATATAGAGTATTTTCAAGATGATGTTACCAAAGCATTTAACGCAACGGAAAATCTATATAACCCACATTCATTTACAAATGAAAAGGGTATAGCATTAACTATTGCTGATGGTACAGAGTACGCAGATTCTACAACAGTAAATGCAATTACAACTGGATATTTTGACACGCATGAGGGTGATGTATGGAGATTTTATCGGTGGAATACCGCCAAGAACAATATTTTTCCTATGGAAATAAGGGTATTCTGGTTTGACGAAAATAAAAAGTATATAAGCGGGGCAATTATAAACGGAGATGTGACAGCTCCTATACGTTCTAGGTATTTACGTTTTACAGAAAAATTTACATTATTATATCCAGAATTAGACGTTATGGTTACTAAAAATTTCCCATTTGGTGTAAATGATTACGAGCCGTATGGTTTTAAACAATTAAAAGAATCATTCTTACCTAAAGAAACACATGAACTACTACAAAAAAGCGGAACACTTCATAATGGTGATTCGTGGGTGTTAGAAAATAATAATATCATGGCAAGAAAAGTATTTGTTTTGAGTGGAAATGTAAACGTATTTTCTACACTTGAAATGGGTCACGGTACAAAAAGCAATACACCGTCAAGTTGGGTAGTCGTGGATAATGAAAATATCACAGTGTACTCAACGCCTACAAATAAAGTAACACTTCCACACGGTTTAACTATTACAAATACAATTCAGCTTATAATTGAAGTAGAAACAAACTATAAGGCAAAAATCACGCTAGTATCTAACGGAGAAAAATACAATACGGAACAAGATTGGGACGGAAACATAGGAAATATTTTTGTTAATAGTATTAACACAGAATTAGGGGATTGTACGGTTTCATGGACTTGCAAAAACTATTCTTCACCAATATGGGCATATGGAGATAGCTATTTCGGCATGACAAATAAGGCACGTTGGATTGCTCAGTTGTTAAGTAATGGATATGGTACAGATATGTTAATTGACGGTTATCCAGGTAGAGGTTCTGATGATGCATATAATTCATTACAAACTACATTAAAACATGGCAAACCCAAATATATATTATGGGCTATGGGTATGAATAACCCCGATAATGAATCATCTGTTAATAAAAACTGGAATAATAGATTTAATGATGTAAAGAAGCTGTGTGAAGAAAATGATATAACACTTATCGGATGTACAATTCCGAATACACCAACACAGTTTAATAGCTACAAAAATAACGTTGTTAGAAATGCAGGAATTAAATATATAGATTTCGCAAAATCAGTGGGTGCTGAACACAAGGGAGATTCGTGGTATGACGGTATGCTGTCGAGTGATAATGTGCACCCTACTGAAAAAGGCGCTATGACATTATATTTACAAGCGCTAGCAGATTTTCCAGAATTGGCTAGCGTTTAACCAAAGAGGGCTTTAGTTAAGCAACCAAATTTAAGAAAGAGAGGAAATATGAGAGGATTAGTCCGTCAAAAGCAAAAAGTATATTGGTCACGAATAACAGAAAAAACAGAAGGATTAGACCGTATTAAAGTTTATGAGAAACCAGTTCTATACTCTTTTTCTGTATCATCTACAGCCGGAACGCCGGAAGAAATTGCAGCCGGAATAGTGCCAGATTATGATAGGTACATTACAAGCTTTAATCGAAATTTTCATCCACAGGAAGCAGACATATTTTGGGTAGACAGAATCCCACAAATAAGCGAGGATGGAAGCCTTATTTTGAATGAAAATGGAGAGCCCACAGTATTGCCAGACTACACACTAAAGAAGATTTTAGACACACAAAAAGGCAATATTGCCAGATATGGAATTTCCAAGAGAGGAAATGAAAATGGGTAAGACAATAAAATGCGACTTATCAACGAAATCTATTCAAAATGCCATCAAAAAATTAAAAGCTTACCAAAATGAACTACAGAGGAAAAATGAGATTTTTGTAAAACGATTGTCTGAAATCGGTTTGGATGTTATTCAAACGACCATGGAGTCAATCCCGGATGAAGAAAAAGGTTCTTACTATACAGAAATCATCAACGATCAAAACGGAAATATAGTCGGGGCTTCTGTTAGACTATCTGGTGAAAAAGTGTTGTTCATTGAATTTTCAGCAGGAATAACATACGGTACAAATGATTATCCTTTATCTAGTGGAAATTCTTACGGAATGGGAACATATCCTTCCAAAAAAGAAAAATCAGACTGGGACAATCCAAACGGCTGGTGGTACACAGATGAAAGTGGGCGGCCGCACCATTCATATGGAAATAGAGCGTACATGCCTATGTATCACGCAGAACAAGCCATTATTATTGCCGTTCGTAAAATTGCTAAAGAAGCGTTCTCTTCTTAAAGAAGATACCATAATATACTGAATGATACTAAACAATTATGTTATCATTACAGTGTTAAATTGTAGCATAAAATGCAATGCATTCACTATAAAGGTGAGTGCATTTTTTATTGTGAGGTGACGAATATGCCAGACACAATAGAAGCCCCTGTATTGGAAGTTTTTTCAAGGTGGGGAGCGGCTGTTTCTAAGATTACTGGCGCAGACAATTACTCCATGGATGGGAGCGAGACAAATGCTTCTGGCAAAAAAGCATATGCACAGCTTTATATGCTCGGAAATCCAATTACGAGAGGTGACCTTGAAGGAGATGAATGCGCAACAATGCCATCGTTTCAAGTAAATTGCTTCACATCTGGGAGCAAAGCATTAACCAGATTGTATGAATTGGACAAGATAAGTCACAAAACTATGGTGAGAATGGGATTCCGCCGTACATACGGCCCGGAGCCTATGTTTTTTGGTGACAGTGGAATTAAAAAGCTTGTGAGCCGATACAGCCGAATATATACAGGAAAATTACTTTAAACCAAATGAACGCATAGACGTTCTTTTTTTATGCCTAAAACGAAAGCGAGGTGAGATTATGGATCAGATTTTAAGCTATGTAAAGCCGGAATTACTTGTTGTCGTTGTAGTTCTTTATTTCATCGGGGCAATGATTAAAAAATCAGAAAATATTTCTGACAAATTTATTCCGATGATCTTAGGGATTCTCGGCGTGTTAATTTGCGGCCTTTATGTTTTTGCAACATCTACAGTTTCCGGTTCACAGGAAGTTGCAATGGCATTGTTTACCGCAATTACACAAGGCATTATCGTTGCCGGATTAAGTAATTATGTAAATCAACTTATCAAGCAAGCAGGAAAAGAAGAGTAGAAAGGCGGTGATCCGCTATCTCCCTGCACAGGGTTACGTGCTTAAAACTTAAATGAAAGAAAGGAGCCTATCAAAATGGCAGATTTAACAACACTTGGCGTAACTTTCCATTATGCCGTAGAAACAGTGAGTGGAACAAAGCCAACTGCATTTACTCAATTAAAAAGGTGTAATTCAATCGGTGGAATAAGTCTTGACACCGAACAGATTGATGTTTCCGCATTAGAAGATTATTTCACACAATATGCGGCAGGAAGGCAGGATACTGGAGGCGCATGGGAAGTTACTTTTAACATGAATGCTGACGTTATAACTGCAATCGAAAAACTTTTTAAAGACTCTAAAGACGCAAAAGCTAAAGGCCTTTCAACCTGGTTCGAAGTTGCTTTCCCAGATCTCGAAAAAGCATTTTTTATTGTTGCCGAAACAGGACGAGCAATTCCTCTTCCAGAAATCGGTCAAAATGAAGCTGCGACCATCCCGATATCATTAATTATAAATGATTACAAAGGACTCGATACAAAGGTTGTAACTACATCAGAAATATAAAAAATAATGGGAGGATTATAAAATGGTAACTTTCAATGTACATGGAAAAGAGTATAAGGTTGTATTCGGATACGGACTTCTTACAAAAACAGATGTGCTGGACAAGGTACAGGGAATTACAGATGGAAAAGAGAGAAGCCTTCAGAAGATGATTTCTCTTCTTCCGGAACTGCTTCTTGCCGGACTTCAAAAGAAACACAAGGAAGAGTTTGGGTATGAAAGTGATTCTGAAAAAGAAGCTGTTCTTAATAAAGTCTGTGACCTTTTGGATGATTACGAAGATGAAGGAACTGAGGAAAATCCGAAAAGCGGATTTGATTTATACCAACTTCTTGATAAAGAATTGGAGAAAAATGGTTTTTTATCCGGTCTGCTGAATGCAGTAGCAGAAGCACAGGCAGTGGAGAAGAATGCAACGAAGCTTCCACAGGATCACAAAAAGAAAAATTAACTTTTCGAGAAGCTGTTTACCAAGAGATTCTTCCTTTGTACCTCTCTATTGGCGTATCTAAAGAAGAATTTATGGATTCCACCCCAACAGAGTTAAAGCCTTATCTCGAAGCAGAAAAGATACGGCAAAAGAGAAAAGACGCTGAGCTTTGGCAAGCAGGCATTTATGAAACATCAGCCACATTCACAGCTGTTGCAAATGCTTTAATGGGGAAAAAATCCAAGGCTGAGTATTTGAAAAAACCTTTACTGGAATCAGCGGAGGAAGAAAGGCGTAAACAGGAAGGCATACTTTCCGAAGAAGAAAAGAAAAAACAGAGAAACGCACTTTTGGCAAGCTTGCAACTCATGCAGGCAAACTTTGAGCTTAACCATGAAAAGGGCAGGCAGGATGAATAAGTCTTGTCTGCCCTTTATTTTTTTTGTAAAAAAGGAGGGATAAATAAAATGGCTGACAATACCATTGATACCCTTGATATACAAATTAGCAGCAGTACAGAAAAAGCAGTACGTGCGCTGACTAATCTTTCAAATAAACTCACAGAAGTTAATTCCGCATTAAGCGGAGTAAATACAAATGGACTGCGTAGCTATGCAAGGGAACTTGAAAGGGTTACGTCTGCCTTTAATTCTCTAGGCAATGTTCGTACTTCTGGGCTTGATAGTGCTATTTCAAAATTAAACACACTTAGTAAAATCAATCTTAGCAATCTTCAGAATCAAAAGATTAGTCTTGATTTGGATATCAAGGGTGGAGATCAAGCGCAAAAACTACAATACGCCATTGATAAAACAGTACGTGATATTAAAATTGATACCTCTTCCATTTCAAAGCAATTAATTGAAGCATTTAACTTAAAAGGCGGTGCTGCTTCAAAAGTTCGTTCTCAAATGAACGAACTTGCAAAGGAAATGGCACAGTCTTTTGACGGGAAAGAAATCTCTGGAAATGTTGGAAGCATTGTTGAAGAAATTGGAAATACGATTATCAAAAGCGGAAGTGTAGTAAAAGCCAATCTTGGAAGCTACTTAGATGGTGCAGAACAGGAATGGGTTGATTTTTACAATTATTTCAAAAACAAGAAAATCTATGTTTCCGATATGTTGAAAGCTGATATTGGAAAGGGAGAATTTTCAGAACTTTTAAAGAATAACCTTAATAAAGTTGTTACCGATGCAACAAAAGGAATCACTCTCGATAAATCATGGGGAGAGCTTTCAGAAAGATTTCCAACATTAATTCCAAAAGATACTATTAATGCAGCAGATCAGCTTGTTACCGTTCTGGAAAATATAAAGAAAGTTAGAGAATCCATTAAGCCAGTTTCCATTGAATCTCTTTACGGTGAAAGTGCTTCTAAAGCATCAGATAAAGTATGGGGAATGGCAGTCGATTCAACAGGACAATTAGCAGAACAAGTAAAATCTCGCCTTAACGATGCTTTGAAAAGTGCGGATGGACAACTTCCTATTGATGTAAAAATCAATACGGATAAGATAACAATGGATATTCAGAAGGCAATCAACAAAGTTGCCGAACTGAAATATAACACTGTAAAAGTCACTCTGGATGTAGACACTACAGGAATTAAAGACGCAGTTACCGGAAAGTTAAAAGAAATTGATGCAGGACAAATGACAAGCATTGCCGATGGAATGAAACAGTTTTCAGATTCTTTAAGAGCCATGGGAACTGTTAATTATAAAGCTTCCGGTTTGAATGCAATCATTAATTCCATTAGCAGATTTAGCCAGGTAGATATTAGTAATTTTAATTCTATGAAACTTGGCGAGATAATCAATCAGTTATCTGGATTATCGGCAATACCGGATGTATCTGCAAGTGTTAATCGTTTTGTTAATTCAATGGCTAGATTAGCCAATTCCGGTGAATATATTGCAAATGTATCCGCTGAATTACCTGCATTGGGAAGCAGTTTAAGAATTATCACAGAAAGCTTTATTGGTGTTGATGGAATTTCGGATTCTGCAAATAGATTTGTACAATCCATCTCACAATTGGCAAGTGCTGGTGGTAAAATTGCTCAATCTTCTGGACAACTTGGGACATTAGCAAATGAAGTATTGTCGTTCTTCAATGTAATGAAATCAGCACCAAAAATTAGTGAAAATACAATAAGAATGACAGAAGCTTTGGCACAGTTAGCTACTGCAAGTGGAAAAATAAATAAAGCCACAAATTCTCTTTCGAATTCTTTTTCGAGATTATCAAATTCCACAAATGGACTTGGAAATGCTGGAAGAAGGTTATCCTCCATAATTGGAGCTGCAAGTTCTGCTTTAACTGGATTTGGAAATAATGCAAATGCGACTTCAAAAAAAGTTGGTTCATTAACTTCACAGTTTGCTGGATTATATGCGAAATTCTTCACAGTAACAAGGGGGATTAAAGCACTTTGGAATTCTGTAGAATCTGCGTCTGATTACGTAGAAACTTTGAATTATTTTAACTCTGCGTTCGATCAAGTTACTGACGGGTTAGATATCAGCAAGTGGCAGAATGCAGGAGTAAAATCCGCAGAGGAATATGTGGGATCTTTTGAAAAACGTGCAAAAGAACTCACAAAAAAAATGACTGGATTTGAAGTATCAGATGCAGGTGATCTGACTAGAACAAAAGGCGCGAGCCTCGGACTTGATCCAAACCAAACGATGAACTATCAAGCTACTTATGCTCAGATGGCATCATCCATGGGGGCAACAGCAGATGCATCAACTAAGGTTTCACAAGCTTTAACAGAAATCGGAGCAGACCTTGCTTCTGTAAAGAACCTTGAGTTCAACGATGTATGGAATGATATGGCATCCGGAATAACCGGAATGAGCCGGGCTCTTGACAAGTACGGCATTAATATCCGTGTGGCAAATTTACAACAGGAACTTTATAATCTTGGAATTGACGCTACTGTATCAAGTTTAAGTCAATCGGACAAGGCCATTCTGAGAACTATAACAATCTTGAATAGTTCAAAGTATGCATGGGGTGACCTGGCTAATACGATAAATCAGCCGGCAAACCAACTTAGATTACTACAATCTAACTTTTCCGCACTTTCAAGGACAATAGGTTCATTATTCATTCCGATTATCTCAAAGGTTCTTCCATATATAAACGCCTTTGTTATTGCAATTCAGAGAGCTTTTTCGTGGGTTGGAAGACTTTTGGGTATCAAAATGTCCAATTATGTTGCTTCCACAGGAAGTGCCGCAGTTGATATGGGAAGTATTGCAGATAGTACAGAAGATGCAGCTTCCGGGCTTGACAAAACAAATGACAATGCGAAGAAATTACAAAAAACTCTTTCTGTGCTTTCATTTGATGAATTAAATCAATTAAATGATGCAAAAGTTAGCAATTCTTCCGGCTCTTCCGGAAGTGGAGGCGGTGCGAGTGCACACCTTCCAGAACTGGATGCTGCATTAGATAAAGCCCTGTCAGAGTATCAAGCTGCATGGGATAAAGCTTTTGAAGAAATGAATAATAAGGCAAATGATACCGCTGATCAGATTGTAGCTGTATTTAAAAAAATTCGTAAAGCGGCTAAACCAACAACTGCATCAATCAAGAAACTTTATGATGAAGGTCTTAGCAAGCTTGGAAACTTCTCTATTACAGCTCTGAAAGATTTGTGGAATAATTATCTGAAACCAATTGGATTATGGATGTTATCTGACAATTCCGGGCTTCCTCGATTCTTTAATATTACGAATGATTTACTAAATAAAATCAATTGGGGTAAACTGAATAGCTCGCTTTCCGGTTTCTTTACAATGCTTCAAAAGCCAACAAAATTTGTTTGGACTGGTCTCATGGATTTCTATGAGAAATTCTTAGTGCCGGTAGGTACATGGACAATGAATAGTGCAATCCCGGAACTTGTTGACGCATTAACAAATTTCGGAAACAACATTCACTGGGACGAACTTAATTCGGCATTGAAAAACTTCTGGGATGCACTTGCGCCATTTGCACAAAATGTTGGACAGGGAATTGTTGACTTCTTCAAAGATTTGCTCGATGTTGGAGAAAATTTTATCAATACAACGCTTCCTGGAGGCTTGAACTCAATTGCCGATGCAATAAAAAATATCAGCCCGGAAACTGCACAGGCAATTGGAAAAGGACTTGGACAAATCTCCATTGCAATCCTTGGATTCAAAGGATTAACCTTTATTGGTGGAATCATCGGAAAAGACAGCCCATTAGGAAAAGGACTTTCTTTATTGGCAAAACATCCTTATGCGTCAATGGCACTTGGCATCGGTGGAATTGTACTTGCGCTTGATAATTTTGGAGTTATTGATGTTGACTGGGAGTGGATTTGGAGTAGCATTGACCGTGTAAAAACCTCAATACAGAATTTTATTGATAAGGTTGATTGGAATGCTGTTGGAACTGCTCTTGGAAATTTATGGTCTGCATTCCAACCATTTGCAGAGGGATTTGCAGATGCGTTGATTACCGGACTTGAAGGAGTAATAAATATAGGGGCAGACTTAATTAACGGTATTGCAAATGCTATTAATTGGCTGGCTGAAAAATTAAGTGGAGTTGATCCAGAATTTATAAAACAAGTTGGTGCTGCATTTGGAACATTGTTTACAATCAAAATAGCAAAGGATATTGCCACTAAAATCTTTTCCTTTGCAAGTGGAATCGGTTCATTAGCTTCAAAACTTTTAAATTTCCCACTTGATACCGCATCTTTTCTTCCTACTATCATTGGTGATATTGGTGGAGCGGCAAAAACGGCATCTGCTGGTGGATTATCTTCATTTTCTTCAACGCTTGGTACTATATTTGGAACCGCTGGGATTGTATTTGTTGCAACGGCATTATCTGTTAAACTTGCAAGAGGAATTGCAAGTATCACAGAAGCTGCACAAGGTGGAAATGGAATTCTATCACAAACAGGTGGTTATCTCCATGATTATACAGGAGAAATGGAAAGCGCGCATAAAATAACACAAGACCAAGCAGAAGAGCTTTGGAAGTTAATTGAAGCAGATGAAAGTGCCGGAAAATCAAATTCTGAAATGTACGATAGTTTCATTCAGAAACTTGGAGAATTCGGCGTATCAACCGAAGATGCAAGAAAAATTCTCGAAAAATACGGCGCACAGGCGGGTGTATCAACTGGATTTTTGGAAGATATGACTGATAAAGCTGTAGCCCTTGGAGATGGTGTATCTGAATCAGCTGGAAAATTTGACACAACCAAAATCAGTATATCTGATTTGAAAGACGAACTTTATCTTTTAAGTCTTAGCTCTGATCAATTTAGTGGAGACTACTTAACTGCTAAAGATGCTCTTGATAGTGCAATATCTGGAAGAACATATGCTAATACAGAAGAAGCGCTAGACGCAGTTTATACGTCATTAAAAAATGCTGGCGTTCCGTTAGATGAATTAGATGAAAAACTCAGAAAAGATTTTCCAGATGCAGTTGTTACAATGGAAACAAGTGCAAAGAATTCTTTCGATGGAATGAATACATCTGTGAAAACAGCAGTGGGAGGTATTACTACCGCTGTTGCAAATGCTTCTAGCTCCGTATCATCCAAGACAAAAACTGGCTTTGGTCTCGCCAATACTGCCGTAAGCACGGCAATGGCTGGAATGAAAAAAAGCACAGAAAGCACAATGCCTTCCATTTGGTCAAAGATAAAGAACACGAATGATGATGTTGAAACCAACTCCAAAACAAACTGGGAAAATTCCGCAAGTGCTGTATCGACAGCCCTCGGAACCATGGACACCGATACAAAAGATGTAATGGGTAAGGTTATGACAACCATTCAAAGTTATTGGTCTTCTGTTCTTATCAATACAAACCAGATTTGGGAAAAGGCTTCTGGTAAAGTTGACACGGAAACTGGGAAAATGAAAACCTACACAGAATCTAATTTGTCTGGGATTTCGGATAAAATTAAAAGGCTATTTAATGTTAATCTTACATCAATTGGTCGGGAAACTGCTCAATCATTCGCTGATGGCATGAAACAAGTACATTTACCAACTCTGACTTATTATATTTCAGAATGGAGAAAACATGATCTTGGTGGTGGAAGAACCAGTTCTACACCAGTTTATAAGCCTAATTGGTACGCCAAAGGTGGTCTTTTTAATGGTGCACAAGTAATTGGTATCGGTGAAGCTGGTACCGAGGCAGTTCTTCCACTGGAAAATCCACGAACCATGAAGAAGATTGCAGACAGTATTGTTTCCAGTTCGGATGGAAGCATGGGGCTTACAAAAGAAGAAATGGCAAAAGCAGTAGCACAGGGCGTTGCAATGGCAATGAGTATGAACAGCGGAAATAACAATCCGCAGTACATCATGAACAGCATTATTTTAGACGGAAGTGAGATTGCAAAGGCTGTGACCAAAGCTCAGAATGATACGAATAGCCGTTTCAAACCATCCCCGGCATATTGATTTTTGACTGATTGTGTGGTATAATTTCTTCAATGAAGAAGTACACACGGTCTTGATTTTTGAGCCGCTAAGAAGAAATTAATATTTCTCGATTTTGAGGAATTTTTTGTCTTACTTGGCGGCTCTTTTTTATTTTATCCATCAATATAAGGAGGAATGGAAGAATGGGAAATGAAGTTTTAGTAACAAGCGAACAGACACCTATTGAGATTGCACTTCAAATAGACGAACAGGGATTCACCACAGCCAAATGTTTATATAATTGGTTGGAGTTAAATCCAACGCATTATGCCAGGTGGATTAAAGATAATATCACAGAAAATCCATACGCTGAAAAAGAAGAGTATTCGCCTTGCACGGCGAAAACCTCTAAATTAGGTGGAAGACCATCAGAGGATTACAAAATCAGTGCATCTTTAGCAAAGAGAATTTCAATGGCTTCAAAAAGCGAACGTGGTGAAGAAGCACGAAAATATTTTATAGGATGTGAGCAAGTCTTGAAAAAACTTGCAGAATCCAATCGGCGTACAGAACTTGAAAGAGCCAAAGGAATAGCAGTAAGACAGGCGTTGACAAAAGCAATTCAACAATCTTCTGAAAATGAAAGAATGCACGGACATGCCTATTCTACATATACGGACGTTATTTACAAGTCCATATTTGGTAAAAACGCCAAGCAGCTGAGAGAAGATTTTGGAATCTCCAGAAAAGAAAATATGAGAGATTGTTTTTCGGAAGAAGATCTTGTGAAAATACAAAATGCTGAAATGCTTGTAAGTGCGTTGGTCGGATATGGCTGGGGGTATAACGAAATTAAAGAATTTATTCTGAATAAAGGAATTAATAAAATTGCGGCATAATTTTGAATTTTTAGACAGCCCGCATTTAAAATGAGGTCTGGAAAGGTTCGATTTAAAATAGAACCTTTTTCACAGGGAGGAATATCATGTCATATAAAAATTACATCTTAATTCAAAAACATTTATTCCGTAGCGAATACATTTTCGCAGATACAGAAGAGTATCTGGCAGACCAACTTTTTAAGAATGAGAAAATTAGAGTGAATTTCGGAAAAGAATTTGGACATACAGAAGAGAAGTATCTTCTAATTTCCTGTAAAATCTGGAATAAAGACCAAGGCAAGTTTTTTAGAGCCATGGAAAAACTGAGGAATAAAATGCCACTGGTCGGGAAAACCGACTATGAGGAATTTTGCAAGGAAACATTCAAAATGTTTGATTAATTAATTCGGTAAAACCAGTGGGCTAGGGTAGCTCCCGAAAGTCTCACCTCCAAGAGACAAGCTCACTGTTTTTATAAAATTGGAGGAAAAATGAATGGAGGTCATTTTATGTCAGTATTTAGAGTACACAAAACTAAAAACTATACGGTGATGAGCAATCACCATTTGAGAGATAAAAATTTAAGTTTGAAAGCGAAAGGGCTTTTATCAGTAATGTTTTCTTTACCAGATTCTTGGAATTATTCCATACCAGGTCTATGCTCAATTTTAAAAGAAAATGAAACAGCGGTGAGGTCTACCATAAAAGAATTAAAGGAGACAGGATATCTTATTGTTGATAAGAAAAAGCCTTGTAAAGAAGAGGGCAGATCAAAGTTTGAATATGTTTATAATATTTACGAAACGCCACAGGAAATAGAAGAAACTGAAGATAAACAAGATGCTCCAAAGCAAGGTGTAGAAAGCCTAGCCCTAGAAGCTCCAGATGTAGAACACCACCCTCATAATAAAAGAACTGATATATCAAATACTGATGAATCAATAACTGATATATTTAATACTGATTTTATTAATCCAAAAGAAGAAGAGAAAAATGCATACCACTCTAACGAGTGGTTCAATTCTCAACATATCAAAAATATGTTGACAGAAGAAAGCATCCAGTATACTCCAATAGACCGTAAATCTTTTAATTGGTCTGCATTCAAGAACCAGGTTGCAGTACGACTTGAAGAATTGGGATATACGACAAGCCCCTATACAACTAACCGCTTCCTGGTAGTATCAAAGTATTTCTTCAAGAGATACGAAGAGCGAACCAGGAAACCACACACAAAAATCAATCAAGACGCTTTGGATAATATCCTGGACAAGTTTGGTTTCGGGCCAAATCCAGATTATTTCCAGAATGTTGAGATTGAAACATACATGAAAGTGATTGATGAATATTTCGGCACTTCATTCAGCGAGTACACGGATCACCATTATTCGCATTTCATGTCTGGTTATGTGCGGAAAATATTGTTGATGAAAATTGAGAACAGGGAGGACATACTATGATATTTTGGCTATCAATAATCATTTTTGCGGTCGGCGTTGTTATTCTGATTGCAAATAGAATAGGCGAATCTTTAAGCTACGAATATGAGTATTCAAATGTGAGTGGATTTATATTGTCTTTGGCGTGGTAATTTCTTTCATCAGTGTAGTATGGTTCCTGGTAGCCGGATTGATTTTACTTCTCACCAAAACCAATGTTACCGCCACCAGACAGGCAAATGCCGAGAAATACAAAGCATTGACTTACAAACTGGAAAGTGAAGCTTGCCGAGATCAATTCGGACTTCTTAACAAAGAAATTATTGACGAGGTACAGAGATGGAATGTAAAAGTAACTTACTACAAAACAATGGAAGATAACTTTTGGGTTGGAATCTATTACCCAGATGTGTACGGTGATTTGGGAACGATTGATTATGAGATGTATGATAGTAATTAATTGGCATGATAAAATAACCAAATACGTTTCAAAACCTCTTGCCAGATAAAATATAGGCACAAGCCAAGAAAATTGATTTTTTAGAAAAGAAATTAATTAATTGTGGAGAATTAAAACATATGAGCAAAATAGGAACAGAACTTCCAACAGAATATTCAGACCGTTTCGATGAATTACGCCAGAATAGGGTTGAGGTAAGCTTTTACAAATATGGCACAGCAAAGGATAACTTCGGGGAGAAGTTGGTAAACGCCTTGGAATCCCACGATATGTGCATCAAAAAGTATCGTGAGACAGGGAACACAGAATATCTTTGCGATGCAGCTAATTATTTGATGTTTGAATTTATGTATCCGCAAACTCCAGGCGCATACTTCAAGGCAACAGACAGCAGAGAAAGTGCCGGAGTTGCCGGAACACCGATTAATCAGCTGAAAGAGAAATGGTATTGATGAATTTCAAGCAGACTTACTTTTCCATTTGGCAAGATATATGGAATCTCCACAAGAAGTACGCCTTTATCTCAAAGGATGATATTCCACAGTGGGAAAATCTCACCGTGGAAGCAATGCAAATTCACGATAAATACGCTGATTCTTTCGGAGCGAAATTTGCCGAAGCTCTTTTGATTGCCGTAACTGCGGAAATTGATAGAAAAGCGAAATAAAACTTCCAGAATCCGCCCAAAGGTGGTACAATATGGGTATCAAATATTGGGAGGTACGTATGTATGAAGAAAGCGAAAAAGTTACTATCAGTTTTGGCAGTCATGCTATTGATTGTCTGTATGGCAGTTCCAGTATCGGCAGAAAAATATTACAATACTGGCTATACTCAATATGGCGATTTTGTAGTCGGGAATGGAAGCCTACAGGAATTTAGCGGAAGAACAGTTGATGGAAACCTGTACGTTGTAAATGGTGGTTCTTATACGTTTTATGGAACCCTTACCGTAAATGGCAACATATATGTTTTTGGAGATTTCTACAACCATGGAACTATTAATGTTAGCGGAACTCTGTTTTGCTTAAATTATTACTACGGAGGAATACTTTTAAACTCTGCAACAAAAACAGAGAATGGTGTTACAACAGGATTTTCTTACGGAAATTTCTGGAATAACGGAAAAATTAATGGAAATTTAAAAGTTGATGCGCAAATAAATAATATTGAACCACCAGCGGTTCACGTTCATACACCTGGCGCAGAGCCTACTTGCACACAAGACCAAGTTTGTACGACTTGCGGAGCTGTCCTAAAGAAAGCAACAGGGCACACCCCAGGAGCATATGCGACATGTACAACGCCACAGAAATGTACTAAGTGTGGAATTATACTAAGAAACGCCAAAGGACATGTACCTGGCGCAGAAGCCACTTGCACAAAAGAACAGACCTGTACGGTTTGTGGTGCAGTATTGTCAAGCAAGACACCACATACACCAGGCCCAAAGGCAACATGTGTTGATGACCAAATTTGCGTAGAATGTGGTGCAGTGATTAAAAATGCATTAGGTCACAGCCCTGGTAAACTTGCAACATGTACTGAATCACAATATTGTACAAGGTGCGGAAAAGTTCTTGCAGAACCAACAGGTCATAATTGGTCTGAATGGAAAGAAGAGAAAGCAGCCACATATTATAGTTCATCTGAAATTGTTAGAAGATGTTCTAAATGTGGAGAAAAGGAAATAAGGTATGGTGACGCTGTTCGCCCGACCGGAAAAGCAAATTACAAAAATGTAATTCTACAAAAAGGTAAATCAACTACAGCTGTTAAAATTACTGGCATGGTGAACGGTGATTATTTAAAATCCGTTGTGCCAAAGAATAAAAAACTTGCAAAAGTTACTGCTGTAAATAGGGACGGAAGTTTTAAAATAAAAGCATTAAAGAAAACTGGAAAAACTGTCATTACGGCAACTTTAGAAAGCGGCGTTACTGTGGATATTAACTTAACTGTACAGAGTAAGGCTGTCAAAACAAAGAAACTGTCTGTGAATAAAACAACAGTCAATCTTACAAAGGGTGGAACGTTTACCATTAAGGTAAACAAGACACCATTTAATTCAAAAGACACTGTCAAGTTTTCTTCCTCTAACAAAAAAGTGGCAACAGTAAGTAGTAAAGGAAAAATTGTTGCTAAGAAGAATGGGACAGCATACATTACTGTAAAGTCTGGAAAGGTCAGTAAAAAAGTTAAAGTGGTGGTTAAGAACAAAAAGGCTACCACAAATCCAACGTCTACGGTATATGAGACTGATCGTTGCAAGGTGAAATATGTTTCTAGCAAAATCGAAGATTATTACGGAACGTATTACCTGAACGCTAAGTTTGAAATAACAAATAAAGCAACAGTATATCTTGTCCCAAGAGAAGAGGCTGAATGTCAAGTGTTTCAGAACGGAAACAAAATCTTTATAGAAAACGAAGCCAGTATTTTAGATGGAGAACCATCAAGCCAAGTGCCAGAAAAAAGCACGAAATATATCACATATTCTGTTCGGCTGGATGACACTAAAAATCCAGTAACAATTAAATTCAGTAAGAGTTTTCAATGGGGAGCGCCAACAACTACATTTACAATTCCGGTAAAGGGAATGAAAATTGTAGAGGGCGAAGATTGATAAAACGATTAGATCAATATTCATATATAATGATACCGAAGTATACTGAAATATACTTTTACCGTATGTTATAATATAAAATCATAATAAGCAATTTTTAAAGCGTTTACATTTTCGGGGTAGACGCTTTTTTCGTGCGTAAAAATACATGAGGGTTAGCATATGGCAGAAGTATTTCTTAAAGTGGATGGGGTAGCATTGCCCTGTCCTTCTTCTTTTACATGGGGATTACAGGATATATCGGCGGCAGAATCTGGCAGAACAGACGATACGACCATGCATAAAAACAGAGTTGGACAGAAACGAAAGCTGTCTGTAGGTTGGAATGGCCCAGATTGGGACACTGCTTGCAAGATTATACAGGCGGTAAACCCAGAGTACATACAGGTCACATATCCAGACCTGTTATCCGCAAACAAGCACGAAACCAGAACATTTTATGTTGGTGACAGGGAATCCCCTTTTAAGTGCTGGTGGGTTGGAAATGAGCGAATGGAAGGACTTAGTTTTGACTTTATCGAGAGGTAAGATATGCGAAATTTATCAGCGGAATTTAAAGAACAACAGAATAGTGGGAACCGTAACTATCTGAAATATGCAGATTTTACCTTTACGGACGGAAGCACATTATCCATTACCGACAAAGACTTATGGTCTAATGGCTTCAAATTTGAGGATGCAGTATCGCAAAGTGGTTCTTTTGATATCGGCGCAGCTATCGTAAATAAGCTGACATTGCAAATCAACAACTTTTCTGGCAAGTACACAGATTACATCTGGGACGGAGCGAGAGTCGTTTGCCATATTGGGCTTGAATTATCTACTGGTATTGAAAGAATCCGTATCTGCACCATGAAAGTAACAGATGCACCATATCAGAACACAGCAATTATCAGTCTAACTTGCGAAGATTCCATGCGATTATTTGATCGCGATTATTCAGAAAGTAAACTGACTTATCCGGCAACAAGATTACAAATCATCCAGGATGCTTGCGAGGTGTGCGGAGTAACACTTCAATCTACAAGGTTTGATAATGATGATTTTGTGATTCAGAATCGACCAGACGATAGTAGCATTACTTTCCGACAGGTAATTGCATGGGTAGCGCAGATGGGCTGCCAGTGGGCGAAATGTGACGAATATGGTCGCTTATGCTTTGGATGGTATGAACGTGAAGTCCCGGATAATTTTTATGATTTGGTGGAAACTCCATGGAAAGATGTAGAAGGTAACGACATATTAGATACCACTGGTGAACAAATCATTACTATCATGCAGACTGGGATTACAGCAATTCAAACAAACGGATTTACTCCATGGCTGTATGATCTTGAAATAACAGGTGTAAAGGTTACAGAATACGTTGAAAATTCTTCTCAAAATGAAGCGAAAACATATCAGTCGGGGAAATCTGGCTACGTTATCGAAATAAGTGATAATAAGCTAATTCAAGAGGGAACAGGAGAAGCAATCTGCAAGATTATTTCAGACAGATGTGTTGGAATGAAATTCAGACCGTTTTCTACTGGTGCTTTAACAAATATTGCATGGGAAGCTGGTGACACCATTGCGATTTCCGATAGAAACGGAAAACAGTACAAGAGCTTCCTAACTTCTGTTACTTTGAATCCAGGCGCATTTGAGCAACTTGAGTGCAGTGCTAAAAGCGTATCTAGGAATAAGCAAAAGCAGTATACACTAAGCCAACAGGTGCAAGCCGAAAGCAAAAAGAACTTAAAAGATGAACGCACCGCAAGAGAAAAGGCAATTGAAGAATTGTCTCAAAGATTGTCTGAATCTTCCGGTACATATACTACTGTGGAAACACAGCCGGACGGAAGCAACATCTATTATCTTCATAATAAGCCGCAGTTATCCGATTCTGACATTATATGGAAAATGACTGCGGAAGCGTGGGCTGTATCTACAGATGGTGGACAACATTGGAATGGCGGCATGACGGTTGATGGTGATGTAATTGCCAGAATCCTTACTGCCACAGGAGTTAATGCTGACTGGATTAATACAGGAACTATTAAAGCAATTGGCAAAGACGGAAATACAACTTTCCTGGTTGATGTAACAACAGGAAGAGTTATTATCAATGCAGATTCAGTACAAATCAAAGGAAAAGATGTTAATGCAATTGCAAAGGAAAAAGCAGAAACAGAAGTAAATAATTTTATAAGCAATACATACACAACTGATATCAATAATTTACAGTCTCAAATCGACGGACAGATTGAGACTTTTTTTTATGACTATGAGCCAACCTTACAGAATGTCCCGGCTTCTGGATGGACTACAAATGAAGAACGAAAGAAACATGAGGGTGACTTATTTTACTGGAAATCCAAGGGATATGCGTACCGTTTTATGCAAGATGGGGCAACTTGGAAATGGAAATTGGTACAAGATACCGATATCACGTTAGCGCTTGCCGCCGCAGAAAAAGCACAGGACACAGCAGACCATAAGCGTAGAGTATTCGTAGTTCAGCCAGAACCACCATATGACATTGGTGATCTCTGGTCACAAGGCTCTGGCGGGGATTTAATGAGATGTAAGGTTGCCAGAGCAAGCGGTTCTTATGATTCTTCCGATTGGGAAAAAGCTTCAAAATACACAGATGATAGTTCGTTAGATTTATTTATCAATGGTGTTTTTAAAGATTCTCTTAATTCTTTAAAAACACAGATTGATGGAAAGATTGAGACCTGGTATCAGCCAAATGACCCTTCTCTTAAATGGATAAAAACAGAGGAATATCCGTGGTGTGATATTGAAGGGAACAAGATTCTGGATGAATCCGGGAATGAAATTGTTTTAGTATGGGAATCTGAGAAGGTAGAGCACGAGGGTGACCTTTGGCACAATACTTCTGATAACACGCAATGGATATACAAATCTGGTGTATGGCAACCACAATCCATACCAAATGAATTGCTGGACAAGATAGATGGGAAGTCATCTGTCTATATGGTTCAGCCGAAACCACCATATTACAAAGGTGACATGTGGGTAACCACGAACAGCGAAGGGAAGGCTTCTCTCAAAACTTCTACTGTAAATCGTGTTGGCGGAGCGTTTGACGCATCCGATTGGATTGATTTCAAGTATGCAGACAAAGATGATATCAAAAATGCAATTGATAAGTATGATACCAGTCTTGGACAGGATGAAGTGTTCAATAAACTCACAAAAGGCGGAACGGAACAGGGAATCTACATTCAAGACGGAAAAGTATTTATCAATGCAAAATACATTTTAGCTGGATTGCTTGCTGGTGAGAGAATTAACGGTAGAGGGCTAAAAGTCATTGATGATAGCAAGAATGTTACCTTAGAAATCGACAGCAAAGGAAACGTCATCTTAGCTCCAAAAACTTTTTCCTTACAAGGGAAAACAGTAAAGGAAATTGCAGATTCTTCTGCCAGTACCGCAGTTTCTGGACAGACACAATCAGATATTTTCAACAAACTTACCAATGGCGGAAAAGCGCAAGGAATTTACTTAGATGAAAAAGGAAATCTCTATGTAAATGGAGAATACGTGCAAGCCAAAGGGATTAGGGTTGTTGATGGTAATGGAAAGACCACTTTTGCCATCGACAAAACTACCGGGGCAGTGACAATAGCAGCTTCCAGTTTTGCACTTGGGGATAAGAGCATTTCCAGTATTGCAAGTGAGGAAGCACAAAAGAAGATTGATGCATTGCCAAAAGATACGGACAATCTTTTAAATGGGTATCTTCTTACAAAATCAGATGTAGAAACATATTGGGATTATAGTGGAAGTATTAATTATGATGTGATAAATCCTAATAAAAGTCGTGATGGTGCAGTTGCTATTACAGCGAATGGTTCTGATTGCTATTTGAGCGCAAAGAGAAGTAATAACCAGGTTGTACGATTGCCTGGAACATATCAAGTGTCAGTCTGGCTAAAAGCAACTCAAAACATGAAAATAAAAGTGTCGCTAAATAGAGTAGCACAAGATGTAAGCGTCACTACAGAGTGGAAAAAATATGAATTTTTGCAAAACGTTACAACGATAAGTTCAAATTATCAATTATTTACAATCGGTGGATTCAACAGTTTTACAAGCGGTACTTTGGGAGTTTATCGCCCGGAAGTAACTGTGGCGGTAAGTAGTGAACATGTATTGAACTTGCTCACAGATAATGGGGCAAAGCAAGGAATATACATGTATAATAACAACCTTTATGTAAATGGACAATTTATTAAAGCACTAAGTATAGCTGCTGACACTTTGAAGGCTGGTGCTGTTACCACTGAAAAATTAGACGCAAAAGCGGTCACGGCAGAAAAAATGTCCGTGCAGGAACTTGCAGCAGTTGGAGCAACAATTGCAGGTTTTATTATCAGTAGTGACAGAATAAAAAGAACACTGTCTGGCAATACATTAGATATATTCGCAGGAAATGAATACAATCCTCCTAGTTTACTTTCACAAAATTCAACAGGCGATTTCGTGAAATACTCTGGAAATGGGGTGCAATCGAGCACACCTGCGTCATTGACTTTAGTTCTGGGAGATACAACCTCTAAAAACGGATGGACATCTGGAGCAAAACATTATTTGGGAAGAACTCAATTTAATGAAGAAGTGAAGGTGGTTGGAAACTTCTCCGTCACAGGAACTAAATCCGTTATAGCTGAAACAGAAAACTATGGCGATCAACTATTCTATTGCTATGAAACCCCAACCCCGACTTTGGGAGATTTTGGCGGTGGAGTAATTGGGAAAGACGGAATGGCAATCATCTCAATTGATGATATATTCCAGGAATCTACAGAAACAGAAATTGAATACTATGTATTCCTTCAAAATGAGGGAGAGGGGCAGTCTTGGGTATCTGAAAAGTCAGATACCTATTTTGTTGTCAAGGGAACCCCAGGGCTTCGGTTCGCATGGGAACTGAAAGCTAAACAGAAGAATAAAGAGTATATCCGTTTCAATGCCGGAAAAGAAGACCGAGAAGTGAATTTTGAGACAGTCAACCTTGAAAATGTAATGTTCGAAGAACGTGAAAAAATTATACAAGAAATGGAAGGAGAATTATTATGAGCCAGATTAAAAAACTTACATCATTTATGAAACTGTCAACAGGTGAGGGCGATAGAATCGCTTTTACCTATTCAACAATTGATACCGAAAGCGGAAAGGTTTTGAGCCAGAATGAGAAAGGAAATTTTCTTATTTTTGACGATGGGCTTTCGGCAAATATTAAGGCGATTGAAGACTATATCAATAAAAATCAATTGAATTAAAGGAGGGCAACAACATGCCAAAATGGACTGAATACACATCAAAAGATACGTTAGCGGATAATGACGAAGTAATGTTGTATGATGCAACAGGGAAAGCGAACAAACGCGGACTGATGAGCAAGTTTTGGGATTATATCGTTGATAAAATGTCAACGGCTGTTATCAGTAAATTGGAAACCGAAAATA